GCAGTATGTGAAAGTTACAGTATCGTAGGCGCATCCCTAGATGATAGCACCGGTACAGACAGTGGATATGCGTATATATATGATAATGCCACGGGTAATCTGCTACATAGCATAGCAAACCCTAATATAGTAGTTGATGCAAGGAACTTGTCATACGGTCAAGTTTGGTATTTGAATGGTCCTACTATTACGTGTAACAACGTAAAAATAATTTATAGTGCAGGACAACCAACGTCTGTTTACACAAACTCTGGAACTGTTACTGGATATGATATGGTACTAGATACATCACCAGAGGGTATAGCATTGTTGGCATCGTTCCCCTCATACTAAAAGATAAATACAAGTATGATTAATGTAAATGTATTTCAATACAACAGAGAAATAGAATTGATGAGTTTATCGGAAGAACATACTTCTTCCGAGGCTCTTTATTTGGGGAATATGCCAATGTATGATGGACACCATAAACTACACAAAGGAATAGATAACACTTTCCGCTTTAAGGTTAGAGATGCTAATCGCAAACCTGTAAATCTTGAGGGTAAAACACTCGTATTTAAAATGTACAACAGATCCTCAAGAGAAAATGTGTTGTTTCTGTATCCACAAATAACGGATGCTGTATCAGGTCAGGCTGCACTAGTTGTACCAACCGTAGATACAGTAATGTTGCCAGAAGGTTTCTATGCATTCTCTATGTATACTGTGGACGATGAAACAGAAGTAGAACAAATCATTTACACTGACACATACGATAATGCTAAAGGTGTTATCGAAGTCGTAGACGATGTTTATCCGGAATTCGAAGAATCACAAGAGTCTAGTACATTCTTTGATGATGGCACTAAAATGATTTCTGTTGTGTTTGACGGTGCAGGAAAAAACATTAAGTCTCGTTCACTTCATACAGTAGCATTGTATTACCAAGACTTTTCTGGTACTGTTTACATTCAAGGTGACTTGAGCGAACAACCAAGTTCAAGTGACAGTGATTGGTTCGATTTAGTACCTAACCTTGTGTACGACAAAGAGATTGTAGTCAATGGCGAGACTGGTGTACAAGCGTATGTAATTAAAGCGAATGTTAACTGGTTGCGAGTTGTTTACTATCCTGATGATGGTACAACCGGTACAATTACCAATGTGATGGTTCGTAACTAGTTATTGACTCACCATACAATTTGTAGTATCATAGATAATAACATATAATTACCACGGATGCTATGGACTTAGAAAACATAATTGTTTCACATTTGCCGCAACCACAACGGCGAACTATGGGCGGTTGGATTTCATTCAACTGTCCGTGTTGTGTCGTGAATGGCGAACCGCGTAATGATACTAAAGGTCGTGGCGGCATTAAGATGGACGGCGAACTAATATCCTACCACTGCTTTAACTGTGGCTTTACGGCCTCTCACCGTACTGGTAGAATCATCAATAAAAATTTTACACTGTTACTCCGACAATTTGGCATCCCAGAAAGTGATATCAAACGAATGCAGTTAGATGCGATACGACAAAAAGAATTAGTATCAGGTCCTTCTATATTCGTAAGTCGTACACAAGTAACACGAGTTCCATCATTTGAGGATATAGAACTACCAGAAGATTGTCGTTCACTAGAAGAATGGATACACACAGAAGACCCACCAGAGGGAGCCATACTTGCCGCAAAGTATCTAATAGATAGAGGTATATATGACTATGTGGACGCTTATTGGAGTCCTGATGAGCAATATAGCACTCGTGTTATCTTTCCATTCTTCCAGGGCGATAGGGTTGTAGGTTTTACGGCTCGTGACTTTACTGGTAAAGCAATTCGAAAGTATTTGGCGAATACTCATTCCGGTTTTCTTTACAATGTAGAGAAAGTCAAAGGCAAAAAAGAAAAATATTTGATAGTAGTTGAGGGTGTTATTGATGCGGCAATTCTTGATTGTTGCGCTATAATGACAAACGAAGCAAACGATGACCAAATAGATTATATCAACCAATTTCGTGGTGAAGTAATAGTATGTCCAGACCGTGACAAAGCAGGCGAGAAACTAATTAATCAAGCAATAGAAAATGGTTGGAGCGTAGCATTCCCTGAATGGGAAAACGATATCAAAGATGTTTCCGATGCCGTACAACGATACGGTAAGTTGTATACATTAAAAAGTATTATCGATGGTAAGATAAGTAACTCTACTAAAATTAGTGTGAAGATGAGATTAAGATAAATAATAACATTACAACATCACGGAGACCTTTTTAATGGCGAAGATACGATTCAATAACACACAACTAACACGATCGGTAGGTACGGCATCTATTGATTATTTTACGGGTACTAGTAACCCAGTATATACAACCGCAACATTAAGCAAAACACTAGATAATCCAAACCCATATGGCACAAGTGCTAATGATCGTTTCAGTTATTCAGTAAGTATTTCTGGCAACTACGCAATTGTAGGAGCATTGAATGAAGACGATGCTAGTGGTACTAATTCAGGGAAAGCATACATCTTTGATGTTACGACTGGTAACTTGTTGCATACACTAGACAATCCAAACCCATATGGCATAAGTGTTAATGATCGTTTCGGTCGGTCAGTAAGCATTTCTGGTAATTACGCCATTGTAGGCGCCTATACCGAAGACGATGCTAGCGGTACTGACTCAGGTAAAGCATATATCTTTGATGTAACAACTGGTAATTTAGTACACCAATTAAATAATCCAAACCCAGTGGGTTCAAGCGCAGACGATGCTTTCGGTGTGTCAGTATCAATTTCTGGTAACTATGCCATTGTTGGTGCATATCTAGAAGACGATGCTAGCGGTAATGACTCGGGTAAAGCATACATTTTTGATGTAACGACAGGTAACTTAGTTGCTACACTAGACAATCCAAATACATTCAGTACAAGTTTAAATGATTATTTCAGTAATTCAGTAAGTATTTCTGGCAAATATGCGATTGTAAGCGCATGGCGAGAAGACGATACCGGTGGCGCTGATTCAGGCAAAGCATACATTTACGAATTAAGTTAACCATACTTGACAATCACACCAATACCCTAGTATAATGAATATACTAGGGTTTTTATATAACAACTAAGGGGAATCAAATTACTGTATGTCAGATATAAAAGACTATTCGCCTGATCTTCAACGACTATTTCTACAGTTCATGTATACTGATCCGGAACTATACACCAGGGTTCGAGGCATAGTTAAACCGGACTACTTTGATAGGTCAGTAAGACCAGTCGTACAAAAAATTATTGAGCACACAGAAGAATATTCTGTTATGCCAGATGCTATGATTATCAAAGCAGAAACAGGGCAAGCCTTAGAAAAACTTGATAACATAGAACAGCATGTAGATTGGTTTATTGATGAATTTGAAACATTTTGTAGACATAAGGCTATAGAAAAAGCAATCATTGATTCCGCAGACTTACTTGAATCAGGTAAGTATGGCGAAGTGGAACTAAGAATAAAAGAAGCAGTACAAACTGGTTTATCTCGTTCACTAGGCACAGACTATTTTGCTGATCCACGTGGTATACTAGAACAACTAAAAGATAAGAATGGTCAAATTACTACAGGTTGGAAAGGGCTTGATGATAAACTCTATGGCGGTATCAACCGTGGCGAAATAACTATCTTTGCTGGTGGTTCTGGTGCAGGTAAGTCACTATTCATGCAGAATATGTCACTCAACTGGGCGGAAATGGGTCTAAACTGTGTATACTTCACACTAGAATTGAGTGAGGGGTTATCAGCAATGCGTATGTATGCGATGCAAACAGACCGTAACACTAAACGCATATTCAAAGAACTAGATGATGTGGAACTTGAAATCAAAATGAAAGCAAAGTCTAGTGGTATGTTACGGGTTAAATACTTGCCGTCAGGTTCGACTGTAAACGACTTCCGTTCATATATTAAAGAACTTGAAATACAGACTGGTAAGAAAATTGACTGTATTTGTGTTGACTACTTGGATCTTATGATGCCAGCAACCAAGAAAGTACCAGCAAGTGATTTGTTTATTAAAGACAAGTACGTAACAGAAGAAGTACGTAACTTTTCTATGGAGTTGAACACAGTAGTTGTTACGGCTTCGCAGTTGAACCGTTCAGCAGTGGAAGAAATTGAGTTTGACCATTCACACATTGCAGGTGGTATTTCTAAGATACAAACAGCAGATAATGTTATTGGTATCTTTACTTCTAATGCTATGAAAGAGCGCGGTCAGTATCAGTTACAGTTGTTGAAAACTCGTTCTTCTAGTGGCGTGGGTTCTAAAGTGAATCTATTGTTTAACATTGACAGTTTGCGTATTACCGATGACACTGATGGCACCTTTAATAATCAAGAACAATCAGCAAGCGCGGTTGTAGACAATTTACGTAAAAAGACTACTGTTAAAAAGAAAGCCGATGATGACGATATAGCAGAACAACAAGAATCTGCCGCTGCCGATTTACGGTCGTTTATCAAGTCTAAAACAAAGTCTGCTTTTGATGAATAATGATAAATATAGTTAAGAGAAGTAACGGAGTATTTTATTATGTCTAAATTGCGTAAAAGTCTATTTGAAGAGTTGAACAGTCTAGCCGATGAGCGAGACACAGAACGAATGGTAGAGCAAAAGGGTGAACACCTTATTGCGGGCGCTATTAACTTAATGGAGTATATAGACACTGCATTTGACGAAGATACCGCATTTGATTTGAAAAAGAGATTAGTAAACAGCATTAAGTCTGGTGATCCACGAAAGTTCAAACGCGGTATCGCAACCGCGAGAAAAAACAATGGATTATAAAGACCAACTAGATAAACTAAAAGTACTAGCGGGCATCTACAAGCCATATAAAATGGATGATGCTTCTAAGGTACAAGATAACATGTCAGACACAGGCTCAGAGAAGGGCAAGTATCAGCGTGACCACAACATAGAACCAGGAACTAAAGAATGGTTTCAGTTGTGGTTTGCAAGACCAACACTTACTGGTGAAGATCCTTACAGTAAGAAAAAATAAGAGATTAATTAAATGCCAAAGTTGACAGCGGACAACATGCTCCCTCTTGTAGAATTTTACAACAAACTGCTTGAAGAGGTTTACCATGAACACGATACTGATATTACAAAAACGGTAATAGATAATGTGTTGCCAATATATGTAAAAAATCATATGTCTGGAATGCCACTAGATTCAAAAATTTTGGATTTAGGATGTGGTTCTGGTTACGCCCTTGAAAAATTCAGAGAATTAGGATACACTAATCTTCAGGGATTAACATTTAATAAGGAAGACCAAGCCGCATTGGATTCAAAAGGATTTCCTTATATTAGCGTAGACTTTAATTTTTCTGGTATTGAAGAAGAGTTTGATGTTATATGGATGCGCCAAGTGTTAGAGCATTCGCCGTTTCCTTTCTATACATTAACGCAACTGAATAAAATGTTAAAACCCGGCGGGAAGATGTATATAGAAACCCCCGCACCCAACAACCCATTAGTTTTGGAACACTGGCCCAATCATTATAGCGTAATGGGTAAGAAAATGTTCGTAAGTTTAATGTTGCGTTCTGGCTTTGACGTTATTGACACTGAATTAACCGGCAAAGCAAATACCGTTGACGGTAATGAGCGATTGATACATGTTCATATTTACTACTTGACTAAAATAGGCGAACCGGCAATACATATAGACAAAATTTCCAAATAAGTATGGTTGATGTTGAATATATAGATGTAGGTTCCGATGAAACAGTAGAGATATTAAACGTGATTCAATGTTATATCCGGTTGTTATACATTTTTTCGTGAAGGAACTGTACATCCGTTTTTACTTCAACGTTCACAATGATAAATAAAGATGAAGACATTTAAAAAGGATTGTCGTGAGTTTTTATGAAAATTAGTGAAATTATATTAAACAAAGGTAGAGACAGGCGTAAGCGTGGGCCAAGACCTAGTAGAGATAAGAAGATAGGCTTTCATTCCAGAATGAAGGGCATTCTTAATGCCGAGAAACAACCTAACCTTATTAGCGAAAGTGGCAATGCTGTAACAGGCGTTGGTCCAATAGCCCGCGAAGAGATACTACCAACACTTCAAGCGGTTGAGAAACAACTTGGTATCAATCTAAGTGATGTTACACTAGGTTCTGCGGCTAAGAACAAAGCAGGCGGCATAGGTAAGAAACAATTTAGTGGCGACATTGATGCTACAGTAAACATTGAACCGGGCGAAACAGAATCATTCAAAGAGAAACTAGATAATAGTCCTCTAGTTATTGAGCATGTTCGCACAGGTAATACAATCAGTACTAAGATTAAGATTGTAAACTATGATGCCAATCGTGCAGACAAAAATGGTAACATACCAGAAGGTCGTACAGGTTATGTACAACTAGACTTTATGCCAGGCGATTTTGATTGGAATAGTTTCTACTTCCACAGTCCAGAAGAAGGCGATAGTAAGTACAAGGGTGGTTACCGTACAGTACTACTAGCGACTATTGCTAGTCTACATGATGTACAACCTATTGGTGATGAAACAACAGAAGATGGTCGTCCAGTACAAGTAGAGCGTTGGAAGTTTAGTCCGACAGAAGGCTTAGTGCGTATCCGTCGTACATTAAAGAAACGTAAAGACGGTAAAGGATACACAAAAGCGCATACTGATGAACCAATCTCTAAGCCTATTCGCAATGGTGAGAAAGTAATGCAGGCATTGGGTCTAGGCGGTGTTGATACAGCAGACAGTTTTGAAACTCTATGGAATGCGGTAACAGCAAATTATCCAGACCATGAAGTAGAAGAGATTAAACAAGCATTCCTAAGAACACAAAATGTTGCTAAGGGCGGCGTTCCGGATGAATTAATGTGATGGCATGCTGTATAAAATTAAGGGATATGTAGAATGAAGGATTTACAACTAATCAATCAACTTAGCGAAAGCAAGATGTTTAGAACACCGAAGATTGTTAACACTGTAAAGGTTGACGATGCGGCAGAACTAGCATTTATGCATTTGCTAATACTAACGGTGTTTAATCATAGTTACGATTTTGCTCCGTTAGCAAGTGAATATGCCAAGCGAACCATCGCATATGGTAATTTCAATAGGTTCAGAACTAATGGTACAGACTTGTATATTATGTTCAACCGATTGACCGGCGAGGATCAAGAGTATGACAATGAAAAGGATAAGATTGCTATTCAACGTATACGCTTGAACTACCCAAGAATGAAACGATTCTTGACTTCTATTGCTAGAAATGAAACTAGCAGTACAATAGATAGAGAATTGTATCGTTTTGAAAAAGACCTTAACATACAAGATAGTATGCTAAAGTCTATTCGTAGATTAGTAGGTGACTGGGAGGGTCTTAGTCATTCTCAAAAATCTGTTTTGGTTACCCGTATGAAACAATTTATGACCCAACGTGCGCAACTATCTGACCTTACACAACCAATATTAAAATTCCAGAAGAATGAAAAATTGGCAGTGGATGATACTAAGGATCGTAAGAAGCGAGTATGGAATCATCCTATTGTACATGCGGCATTGGCTATTGCAGGCCCAATCGCGGCATACAAAGTGGGTTCTGCTATAGGCAAGAAAATGGGGAAAACTTCGTTTACAAAACGAAGAAATTTAGGGCGTTTAGCGTCAACTAAACTCAAAAAATGAACCAAAAAGATAAATAAAAGTATAGAGAGAAATAGGTTTTCTCTTGATACGTTTTAAATTAAATTAAATTGGAGAATTGAATCATGGTACAAAAAGTACACGAGAAATTTGAAGCAGGTCAGTTCCTTACTGGCTCACTAAACCACTTCACCGTAACTAAAATTGGTATGGTTGAGGCTGATCTAAAAGCACTAGTTGAAACTGTTGGCACTCGTGCTACAGTTGTTATCCTAGGTGAAATCGCTGCTGACGCGGTTCGTGTTGCTGTTGAAAACAACGGTGCATGGGAAGCGGCTACTCTAGAAGCGGCTCTAGGTGTAGACTTCACTGTTGCTGATTTCGTATACTAATTTTTAGTATCCTTATCGAAAACACAAAGCAGGCTTCGGCCTGCTTTTTTTTGTGGTTATTGCATTGAAGATAAATAATGTTATACATATAAAACACGGAGGTAATATTAATGTATAAATTAATCACGGGTAAAGGAAAAACCATATTCCAACGTTCTGTTGGAACCGCATCCAGACTACAATTGAACTCGCAACCGGTAGGATTGCCTGTCGTTTCTGGTTTAGTAGAAGTCGGAGAAACAATAACGATAGACATAAGTGGAGTTAGTGATGCTGATGGTATCTACACTCCTACTTATCAATGGTATAGAGATGGAGTCGCTATTCCAGGAGAAACCAACGCAACTTATACTATAGTTGCAGCAGATGAAGAAACTGATTTGACCGCCGTTGTTACATGGGTAGGATCAAACGACATTGTAGAAACATTAGCGACTGGAACCGCATCGGTTCCATTATACAACATTGTAAGTTATGTTCGCACACTTTATAATCTTAACGTATACCCTTCTACTACTGAAACATTTGGTGGTGACTGGGCAGTGGACATAGAGGGTGATTATGTTGTCGTGGGAAGTCCACACGAAGATACTGCTACCGCACCAAATTCAGGCAAAATGTTTATTCACCGAATATCCACAAATACAACGCAAACTATATCGTCTCCTGACCCTACTGCGGTTCCGGCTCTTTTCGGTCATGCGGTGTGTATAAAGAACGGTCTAATAGCAGTCACTTCGCCATATGCGGGTTCGTCGGAAACTACTAAGTATGGCAGACTTCATATTTACAACACTAACGGGTCGAAACTGCGCACTATTACCGGACCGAATATATACTATCATCCTGATTTCACTACTGTCAATGATTCATTCGGTGAATATCACGTTTCTCTTAATAATTCTGGTTATGTAGGGATTGGTTCTCCTAGAGAAAGACATGATATTCCATTTAGTTCTCAAACTTGGTGGGAGCCGGGCACCGCGCATATATATAATGCAAATACGGGTTCAAAGCAAATTACGTTATACAACCCTTACGGTGAAGAAAATTCTTACAATTTTGGGTGGAACGTAGAAATAGGTGATAACTATGCGGCAATCATGTCATTAGGAAACTCGTCAATTGGTTCACGAAATGAACTAGATGGGGAAGTACATGTGTATTATAGTGCATCAGGGAATTGGACTGACGCAGTAAGAACAGGATCTATTGTGCCTACTCCGGGATCACAAGGATTCTTCGGTGAAGGCATGCATATAGATGGCACAACGTTGTATGTTGGCTATCGTCATTCTGATTTTGGAACATACGATAACCTATTCTCAGTACGCAAATACAATCTTACAAATAGAGGTTATCTAGGAAAAATAGTTTGTCCTAGCGGTCAAACATATAGCGGATTTGGTCAATTAAGAGTTGATACCACAGCAACAAAACTTGTAATTGGCGAAAGATTATACGATGGTCCAGGAGATACAGGCCAAGGTATTGTGTATATATATGATAAAGCAACGGAAACGTTACTACAAACTATAACCAATCCGAGTTTGAATACTACGACTGGTGATAGGTTCGGTCAGGCGGTACGTACTACTGATACACATGTAGCAGTTTACGCACAAAGAGAAACGCCTCCGGACGAAGATGCTACTAAACCTGGCGCAATACATATATATGAATACAAGTAATATCCAATAGTTCTATTGTGACTAAAGCAGGCTGAAGCCTGCTTTTTTATGGATATTGCACCAGAAGATAAATAATGTTATAATAGTATTATAGGAGATTCGTATAATGACAACACGAATACATGGCTCAGCGAGCGCCTCAGAACAAGTATCTGGGAACATTGATTTTTACACATTGTTTATCAGCGGAGTAGATATTACTGCGACTAAAGATTACAATGACCAATCACAGCAAAATTTTGATGACGTTATAAACATTATTAATCTAGTGGCACAACCCATCATTATGAATAACCCAATTGCTGTAACATTAGACGGACTAGCACCGACACTAACTGGTGCAGGGTTCGTTTTTAAATTCGCCGTAGAACACGGTCAAGTGTTTGAACGTAACGGCGATCCTGTTGCTGTTTTAGGGGAGTTATTTGATAGTGTTACTATAGATGGAGTGACATTGACTCTGGGAATTAATATCGAATTCCAAATGTCAGAGTTACTATAAATTTCTCAACCTTACCGTTTGTTCACTCACTGCTGGCATAGAACGAATTTGCGGTATAACAAGCAGGGAAAATCATATGGGGCGTTTATCGCCCCATATCCATATAATTAACTTCAGAGATAAATAAATAAAAGAAAGCGATAAATACACAGTACAAGATAAAATACAAGGAGGTATAATCTTATGAGTGGTATAGATCCAAAAATGGCAGAAATGGAAGCGGAAGATTTACGTGTACATGTAGCCGCAGGACATGAGCGTTACAGACATATAGATGCAAGTCTAATGCGAATTGAACGCTTAATAGAAAAGAATGCGCAAGACACAAAAGAAAGTTTTGCGGAAATTAAAAAAGTTATAGTGTGGGCGGCATCAACGCTGTTTGCGACAATGCTAATTGCCATGCTATCAACTGCATTTAAAGGGGCAATTTAAGGTAATAAAACATGCGAATAGATGAAATTATAGACGTAGAACTAGACGAAGCAAAATTAGTTTTTGCTAGGAAAGGTACTAGTGTAGTTAAGAAATATCGTTGTGGTACAGGTAGGCTTAAAGGTAAAACTGTATCTAATCCATCCGCATGTTTTAAACCTGTAGATGTTAAAAAACGCTTTGTACTAGCCCGTACTAAAGCCAAGATGGGAAGCAGACTTGCTAAGAAATCAGCAAAAACTAAACGTATGAATCCAGCGTCTCGCCGTCTAAAATCATTGAATAGGAAGTAATTATGAGTTTGAAAGATAATATAGAACGTGCAATGCTTAAAGAAAGCATGGACGACAAAATTCAAGAAATATCTGAATTGACTGGCATCCCAGCAGATGAAGTTGAAGCACAAGTTGATAACCTGTCTTTCAAAGCATACATTGCGGTAATGACAGCACTAAAAGACAAAGATAGTGATACACTGAATACACTACTAAATGTTAATGAAGCCACCACACAAGGTACTGTATCTGTTACTGATAAACAGCAACAACAAACTCCTTACCAACGTGCTCGTGGTCAAGTGCAGGATGCAGGCGCTCAACAAGCGAACGATCCTATGAAACGTACACAAGCACTACAACGTTTAGGCAAGAAGAACTTGGGCGGAGTCACTGCTAACCAAGCAGCCGCAGCCCTTGACCGTGCTGAGAAAGGACAAGCATTAACTGGTCCTCAACGTAAAGCAATGGCAGCACAAGCACAGAACTTAGATGCTCTGGCAAGTGATCCGAAAACCGCAAGCCAATTTAGACAGTTATTGAATAAGTTAAATAAACAATGAGAACACATGAAATATTAGGTGGTCTGTATGTTATGGTCACCGAGGACGAACAAAACTTACTGGACGACATATTCAGTGAAGTAGACCATATAAATAGTCGTGAGTTGTCAGAGAGACAACAACTTATAGCCGAAGACTTAGTTAAAAAGGGTGTGCTTGACCCTACATTCGGCGGATTTAAACTAGTATAAACGGAGGACGTTATGTCGGCACCAAGCAGAAAAGATGTAGACGCAATGGCTAATATTATGAAAGCCTTAAATGGGGATACATCAGGTGTAAAAGAAGATGCTAAAAAAGAAAATATGGAACGCACAGGTTTGGATGTTGATTTAACACCTGGTGTTTCTAGTGCTGATGTTAAAGCAATGGAAAACATCATGCGTAATTTTTCTAATGCAACTAAAAACGTATCGCAGAAAGTTGCTCATACTATCAACGAGTCTAAGAAGATAGACCGTGGCGTATCAGTGGGTGAGTTTGAAGTTGTTAAAAATGACGATGACTTGTACGATGTGCATTACAGTACTTCTGGTGACAGTCTATTCCAAGATTTACGTTTATACGAAACAGCATATTTGATTGTTAAATACCTCAATGAAGGTAAGAAGATTAATTCAAAAGAAATAACGCAAATTATTTCCAATAACGCATTGTTTGAAAAATATTACTACGATGCTATGGATTACAAACGTACATTTAACAAAGCAAAGAAACGCGGTGATTTCGATAAGATGGATATCGCAGAGGCACGATTTGACCGTGCTCGAGGCGAAGCAACATCTATCAAGAAAAAGATAAAATCGCTTTATGAAAGCAAAAGATAAATATAGTTATATGAAACTAATTTGAGGTTAACCTATTATGCATAATAAATTTTTTACACCCACTTCAACACGAGTATCGGCTCGTTTGAATGAATATCTTAAAGAGAACTTTGGCTACCAACTAAGTGGCGAAATTTCAGAACTACGCAAAGCGCGTACTGAGTTACAAGAAATGGCAGACCGTGGTGAAGGCAATTATGTCGAAACTACGTTAATGCTACACACAGTAGATGCACTAATTAAAGCACACGCTGAAAATATTAGCGAATCTTCTGATAAAGAAAAGGAGTACACTTGTGTACATGCCAAGAAAGGTAAATGTGAAGTAAAAGCGACTTCATCCTATGGAGCGGCTAAAAAAGCGGCAGAAAAATGGAAACTAAAATCTACTGCTGGCATCGATGCTCACCTTCACACTGCTGAGTCTAAATCTAAACCTGACTTCCTAGATGTAGATAAAGACGGCGACAAAAAAGAACCAATGAAAAAAGCAATGAAAGACAAAAAAGGATCCAAGATGAACGAATCACTACACCAGCGTCTGATGCGCGAACTAAACTCACTAATGGAATCGGATGCTGCTAATGCAGAAGTAACAATGGCTGCGCGTAGTATAGTTGATGACCTACAAGATGTAATCGAAAAACTAGGCAAAATTCAAAACGACCAACTGGGTCCACTAGCAGATGAAATGTCTTATACTCACGGTCAAGAATCTGCACAACAGTTCAAATCTTCCGTTGACGGTTCAATTGACGAATTACTACAATCTGCTCGTTCTGCTAAAGAAGCAGTTAATAACGCGGTACTAGTTCTTTCAGGTGACGCACAGCCTGAAGACACTATGGGCGGCGAAGAAGTAGTTGGCGGTGATATGTCAGATGATTTTGATGATGATATTGCTACAGACATGGGCGATGATATGAATGCAGGCCCGGTTGATGAACCACTAGGTCGAGCAAAACGCTAATGAGATTTGCTACTATTCTAAACGAAGACGGCAATTACATGGGTCAGTTGAAAAACGATATTAACGTTTATCTGACCCGTCTAAAAGCCAATGGCGTTTTCAATATAGATACTGACATGATGATTCGTGAGTTAGAAAGTCTTGGTTACACTCTAACTCCTGAATCGTTGGTTGATATTCTCTCCAATAACATGTTTGTTGATAATGCTACTGTTGATTCTATTGACATAGTAGGCGGAAGCAACTCTGTTGATGGGGGTGATGGCGAGCAAGCCACTGTGAAGAATATGGCAAAGAAAGCGACTAAAAAAGGTATGAAGTAATGTCTAAACAAGACATTATTAAAAACGCTATAAAGACCGATACACTTGTATCGGTTGCCAACCAAATACAACCTGAAAATACAACACTACAACTTCCAGAGTTTGAAGATATGACCAAGATACAATTGGGCGATTGGGCATTAGAGAACTTAGGACTGCAAATCAATTTAAGATTCACAAAATCTAAAATTATAGAAACCATTAAAAAGAACTTGTAATAACTTTTATTTTATGATACTATAACAGTATGTATAAACAAAAATATAACTACCAAAAACTATCCCGTGTAGAGAAAGATGGCGTACGCCGTTACCGTTTAGATGGTACCGATGTAGATCCAGTACCGTCAGTCACTACAATTCTTGATGCTCTTAAAGATAAAACGCATTTATATGAATGGCGTAAACGAGTGGGCAATGAAGAAGCAGACCGTATTTCCAGAATATCCGCTGGTTTAGGAACTGCTGTTCACTTGAACTTAGAAAAGCACATACTAGAAGAAGACCGTCCAAGTGGAACTAATCTAGTACATCAAATGGCAAAAGGTCTTGCTGATATAGTTATAGATGAAGGTCTTTCTAATGTAGATGAATTTTGGGGTGTCGAAGTTCCGTTATACTGTCCTGAACTATACGCAGGGACAACTGACTGTGTGGGTATATGGAAAGGTAAAGAAGCAATCATTGACTTTAAGACCACAAAGAAACCCAAGAAACGTGAATGGATTGAGGATTACTTTTGTCAAGGCGCCGCGTATGCCACAGCACATAATGAGGTATTCGGTACAAACATTCGTACCATTGTTATTATGATGATTGCTTGGGACGAAGGTTATGAAGGCGTGTATCAAGAGTTTGTCATCGAAGGAGAAGAGTTTGATAAGTACCAAATCGAATGGTTAACAAAGGTACAGGAATACTATTCTAAGTTTGGATGATAAATAGAAGTATAAGATATTCATTTTAACTGGGAATAGTACAATGGCAAACAATTACGATATTATTAGATTCAGACGAGGATACAGGTCTGAACTATCAAACGATTTATTACAAACGGGTGAACCTGGATTCACTACTGATACTAACCAATTGTTCATTGGTATAGATGATGCTATCAACGAAATTCAAGTTGATACATTTCCTAATGCACATGCGGTAGTTCAAACTTGGTTAGACACATACGCTGATTTGCCAGGGCAGCCTGCTAAATGGGCGGGACTTAAAGTAGACGAAGATTTAGTTATTCGTGATATACCGAATGACCCTACCGGAAACAGTTATGTAGATGATGTTATTGCGGATATGCAAAGTGCCGCACCATTTGGTAACTTTGTTCGTCCTAGACATAATGTGGAAGTAATCACAGAGAATACATTCCACAACTTGTATGCTGACCAACAACTTAGTATATATGATTTGAATGATGGTAGACGTTCATCGTTATATCGTAAAACACTAGATCAAGGATCAGGATTATTTGCGGTATGGAGAGAGGGTGTTAACATCACTGCTCCTTCTGCTGTATACCTTGATTACACTATCAAACAAACGAATGTTGGTACACCAGAATACTTGAATGCGCAACAAAATAATTTGCCATTTGCTGAAATTACATATGTTCGTGTTGGCACTATTAAGATAATTAATGGTTATGCGTTCGGTTTGAATGAAGTTAAGTTAACCGATGGAAACACTGAGATATGGCAAGATGACGGTGATGGTGTAGCAGAATTTGGGGAATTTTCAAGCATTCGTTTTGAAGCAGAATTAGGCTCAAACGGCGACTTAGAAATGACGTACACACAAGAACCTGGATTTATTTCAACAGTAACATACACAGTTAAAAGGTGGTCAATGTAATATGAAAGATTCGGCATCCTTGATGTTTGAATGGAGAAGTATAAGACTAAAACTAAAAGACGGATTAACAGAAGACAATCTACAAGAAATGACAGATTGGTTTTTCTCCCTTAATCCTAGTGTCCACGGTTTTAATTATGATGATATGAAAACATGGCCTGATATTTGGCGTTACATATCAGAAGAGTTTTATACTGAAAGTGGTAATGGATTAGGCATGTTTTATACACTAGTACATGCTGACTATAAACCAGAATTATGGTTGATACATGATTTGTATCATTCAGATATTTACTTGGTATGTATCATAGATGATTACGTACTAAATAGAAAGAGTGGAAAGGTTGAAAAACTAAGCGAAGTACGAAGTGATTTAGATGTTTTAGAGAAACACACTTCTGATAACGTAATGGAAACAATAAAATTTAATTAAATAAAGGTAGCGAAGAATGTTAGTAGAAATTAAAAAACACGATATTGTAACTGTAGCACTATCAAGTGGACAAGAAGTAATTGGTAAGTTTGTTGAAGAAGCAGATGACACTATTACAATGGAACGTCCGTTGACCATTGCGTTTGGTCCTGAAGGAGCGGCATTTCAGCCGTTTACAATGACAGGAGACAGTGATGGTAAAGTAACACTAAACAAGAAACTTGTTATTGCTACAATGCCTGCTCGTGAAGAAACAGGTAAAAACTATCGTCAGGCAACATCAGGTATCGTTGTCTAAGGAGTGTAATGTCAGATAAACCAGCGGCAAGAACCACAGACTCAGTACAAAATCACCCACCATGTAGTCCGCCATTTTGCGGACCTGGTTCTGAAAATGTGATTATAGAATTCTTACAAGCCTACCGTGTGACAGATTTTAACACTCCGCACGGTGTGCCGCCTTTTTGTATACCTCACTCTACACCATTAGCAGTTGGTTCTACTAAAGTGTATGTGAATAATTTACAAGCGGGAAGAATAGGTGACACGCATAGTTGTGGGTTGCCAGTAACGTCTGGTGCTAGTAAAACAAGGATAGGTGGGTAATGGCAAGCGAAGCAGAATACGAACGATTATATCAGCGATTTGTAGAAAACGGTGGCGGCAAGTTAACGTTTGATAACAGTGATTTGACTCCGGCAGAATACTGGAATCTCAATGATGAATACGATTTAACTGATGAACAAAAGGCAGCACTCGAAGCCGCAGAGATTCAATACAATCGTTCTGTGGCATTAAACACATTAGCAGATGAAATAGACAAACCTAATGTGTTTACCAATCCGCTTGATGGACTTATAACCAATGGTGAAACTGCATACGCAGGTTGGAACACAAATCCAAATGTAGTATCACTAGATGGTTTAGCGCAAAGTATCAATAACTTTAGCGGATCGCAAAAGCCTGAACTTGATAACTTTTTCAAAAATTTATCCACTGTGGTAGGTGTCGGTGCTGGTATATTTTCAGTTGCGGCATTGGGTATTTCAGCAACACAAATGTATGCCAATTTACGAACACACTCGACTAATCAAGTAACTAACTTGCCGGAAACCATGGATCAGGTATCACAAGTTGCGAGTTTGAATCAACAGTTTAACCCAACATCATCTGGTCCATGTGATATATTCAATAATCTTATGGGTTTCATGTCGGGAGTCTACGATGGTGCATTAGAGTTTGTTGCTGGAGTCAAAGATAAACTTGCTGCATTAATACCTCAATCAATCAAAAATGCGATTGATACAGTTAAAGGTGTAATAGATAACTTTACATTGGGTGGTTCTGGCATAGTTGATCAAATAAAATCTGCTTTAGGGCCTGCGATAGATGCATTTAAGAATGCAATCAAAGGTGTTTCCAAACTAATTAACGCTGCCATGAATGCGGTTGATAATTTATCAAAAGCAATTCAAGCAGAAATCAATGGCTTAGCACAAGGATTAAGTTCGATGCTTGCCAAAGTAAAAGCACTTGCTATGGCTGCTATGAGTCTTGATCCGTGTAAAGTAGATGTTTTAAAACGTGCGGGCAACGATACTATCAATGGCGCTATATCAACATTGAATAATCCGATGGGTTCTATACCATCGCCTGTACAAACAGAAGTTGACCCCCGTGCCAATCCTGCCGACGTTGCTAGTAAATTAGCAAACGCAGAAAAAGCCGCACTAGGCGAAGCAGGTGTGCCGCAATCACCTATAAAAGCAAACGCTACTGGGTATTCTGCACAAAATGCATACTTACACAGTAACGCAAGCAGAGTTACTGGTGTAGAGACTCATAAATCAGAACCAGTGAAAGATAGTGTTACAGGAGCAAAAACGTCCAAACCTACCAAGAAAACGGCGAAACCAAAAGATATTGGTTGGGGTAAAGGTCGTTATCCAACCAATAGTGAAGCATATCACGAATGGATCAAGAAATATAATGCTGATGTTCTATCACAACTAACTGAGATTAGAGAACTTATAGGTAATATGGAGTACGTTATAAGCGCAGCCGACTTCGGAGATTACACCGATTCTCAAAAATCCTATGCTGTTACGGCAAGTGTAGAACTAGGCGAGAGTAAGAACAAACTACAATATGATGCTCAACGCATTAAAGAAAATCTTCAATACTATGCTACGTTTAAAGGAAATAAAGAGAAGCATAAAGAAGAAGAAACGTGGGAAACATATAAATCATATGCTGTTCCAACAACGGAAAGTATGTTGAAACAAGCAAAAGCACTGATTGCCAAGCACCGTGCGTGGTACGACTCAATTGATACTTAAATGATAAATAACAATATATAATTAACTTTATTCAAGGAATAGATTGAAATGCGTATTACAGATATTATCAGCGAATCGTTAGAAGAAGGTGTAAACGATCCGCACATTTTTAAAGCAGTATTCTTAGCGGGCGGACCTGGTTCCGGTAAGAGTTATGTGTCTAATAAACTTATGGGACACACAGGTATGAGAGTTGTTAACAGTGATGACATATACGAATACCTAATGAAAAAACAAGACATGAAACTTGATCCAGAAACAATCTTTTCGCCTAAAGGTCAAGAGATTCGTGGCAATGCTAAACAACTAACCAAAAAACGTAAAGGTCATTATTTAGACGGTCGTATTGGTATGATTATTGATGGCACTGGTAAAGACGTAGACAAAATACGTAAAGAAAAAGAAGCACTACAAGCAATGGGCTACGATACCATGATGCTTTTTGTTAACACTTCACTTGACGTTGCACAAGAACGTAACCAACAGCGTGAGCGTTCACTTGAGCCATCGGCAGTAGAAAAGATGTGGAAACGAGTACAAGATAACATTATGAAGTTTCAACAAATCTTCGGTTCTTCTAACTTCCACATAATTGACAACTCTGGCGGGTTAGAAGACCCTACCCGTGCTAAAGAGTTTGATCACGTATTCAAAGAAATCAAAAAATTCACAGAGGCTCCGCCGCGCAATCGTATGGCACTTCAGTGGATTAAAGACCAAAAATCACAATAAATCATTGACACTCCTACACTATTCATAGTATAATAACTATATAGTGCAGGAGTGTCAATATGAAAAAACTAAAAGCAAAAGATTCACTGGAAAAAGAATGGGAGTGCGAATTAACACTCAAAGACAATGCTTTACTATTGCAACCGGAAGGTTATGATAGATACTGGCCAATTCATTTAGAAAAAGATAAAACCTTTATTAGCAACGTCCGTACTCAGTTGTCGTACTATTATGGTGTTAATAAAAAAGTTAAAGCAATCAAAACTGTGGCTGATAAATATATCAAGTTTGTTGGCGAAGGCGTCAAAGAATTAACTTAAACAAAAAAGGACAAACCATGGCAAAAAAACAATCTAAAGGCGAAGAACTACAAAACGAAGATAATACTGTATCAACGCCTGAACAAAAAAAGAAAGCGGTAAATGACGAAAGTTTGATGAAAGCATTTCGTGATTTGCGTAAACCACTCGACCTAGATTTTCTACGTAACACACATGTACACTACTTTACGCCGTGTTATGGCGGTATGTTAACTGAAGGTTTTTTCCGTTCGTGGACAAAAACAAATATCATGTACACCAAATATGATATCCCTTACTCTCTCACTACTGGAGCAAACGAATCTCTTATTACTCGTGCCCGTTGTCAAATGACTGCCTACTTTATGGCAAATCCAAAAGCAACTCATATGATGTTTATTGATGCAGACATTACGTTTGATCCTGTTGACATTCTACATATGATTCAGTGGGATAAAGATATTATTACCGGTGCATACCCTAAAAAGTCTATTGGTTGGAATTCGGTGCAGGTTGCTGCCGATGCCGGACTAAGAGGAAAGGAACTAGAAGATACTGGAGCAGAATACGCAATTAACTATAAGGCAGTAGACGTAGAAAAACCAGACGGTACAGTGGCAAAACAATTAGCAGTTGAAAATGGACTGGTTGAACTACATGATGGTGCTACCGGCTTTATGCTAATCAAGCGTGAAGTAATTGAAAAGATGATTGAAGCATACCCGGAAATGTACTTCAATAATGACTTGAACTTGCCTGAAGAAGTAGCAAAGTATACTTACCTATTCTTTGACTGTATGCATGAACCCGAGACTAAACGATACTTGTCAGAAGACTATGCGTTTTGCCGTCGCTGGCAGAATCTAGGTGGTAAAGTATGG